TTAGATTTAACATGGGTTTATGACTTTTCCACAGGAATGTGGCATTAATGGTTAGCCGTAGATAGTCAAAACGTTTTCCATCGGCATCGTGGTAATTGCATGGCTAACTTCCAAAACATGATTTTGGTTGGAGATTATGCCAACGGCATTATTTACCAATTAGACCCACAAAATTACACAGATAATGGTAATGAAATTCGCAGAGTTCGCAGATGTCCTCATATTGTTAGTGACTTCCAAAGACAATATTTCTCTGAATTACAGCTTCAATTTCAACCAGGCGTAGGTTTAGAAGGCAATGTTACAGGCTCTACAAGCCCTACAAATGGTGTAGCTGGTGTAGGCGTAGCAGGTTTAGCAAGAGCAGGTGTTGCCAATTTAGCGACTGTTGGTGCTAATCCTCAAGCTATGTTACGTTGGTCAAATGACGGTGGTTCAACATGGTCTAATGAGCATTGGACTTCTATTGGTCAACAGGGTAAATACAAGAATCGTGCTATTTGGCGCAGATTGGGTTGGGCTAGAGATAGAGTTTATGAAGTAGTGGTCACCGATGCTGTAAAATGTGTTATAGTATCTGCTAATCTAAAAGGAGAGGGAGCAGACAACTGATGATTACTCAAAATTATTTACATGAACTTTTTGATTATAAAGATGGTAATTTATATTGGAAAATTAAAAAATCAAAAAATACAAAAATAGGCGCAATAGTTTGCACACAAGTTCAAAAAAGAATATGTGTGCGAATAGATGGCGTTAGATATTTTGCACATAGAATAATCTTTTTAATGTTTAATGGTTATCTTCCAAATGAAATTGACCATATAGACGGCAATCCATTAAATAATAAGATTGAAAATCTTAGAGAATGTAATTCTTCTCAAAATAAATACAATATTAAATTAAGAACTGATAATAAATCAGGTATTAAAAATGTTAGATGGAGAGAAGATAGAAAAAAATGGGAAGTAAGACTTTGGGTTGATGGAAAAAGAAAATATTTTGGCCAATATTTTGATAAAAATGTAGCAAAATTTGTATCAGATACAATGAGATATAAATATCATAAGGAATTTGCTAATCATGGCTAATCAAATTTGGGGAACTACTCAAAATAACCCTTATCCACAGACACCTTTGGTTGATGATACGACCAAGATGCCGACTCGAGCATGGCAACAGTTTTTTTTGAATTTATTAAATTTTACAAGTGCTACAAATGCTACTAAAGGAACAGGAACTTTACCCTCAAATCCTGTAGGATTTATTAATATTACCGTTAATGGTAAACCCTATAAAGTGCCTTATTACAATGTCTGATTCTATTATTGAAGCCCTAAAAGTCCCTACTCGTGAGCAGATTAATCGCTTGCAAGAGGAAATGTCAAAATTGCCACAAGCTGAATTAGAAACTGAGCATTATTTCTCAGGTGGTATGTATTGCAGAAAGTTAATTAGACCTGCTGGAACGCTTATTGTAGGAAAGGTTCATAAATATGACCATTTCTTTATGTGCGCTAAAGGAGAGATAATAGTTTGGACTGAAAAAGGTATGAAAAAGCTAGTTGCTGGGGATATAATAGAGTCCAAATCAGGAACAAAAAGAGCTACTTATGCTTTAACCGATGCAATAGGCGTAACTTTCCATAAAACTGATAAAACAGATTTAGATGAAATAGAAGCTGAAATCATTGAACCAGATAATATGGCGCTTTTTGATTCTAGCAATAAATTAAAATTAATAGTTGAAAGCTTAAAAACAGAAGCTTTAGGAGCGACATTATGAGTTGGATAGCAGCAGCCGTTATAGGCAGTAATTTAGTAAGCGGATATTTAGGTTCAAAAGCATCTCAAAATGCAGCCCAAATGCAAGCTGATGCGGCTAATCAAGCATCTGATAATCAGTTAGCAATGTTTAATACTATTAATAATCAACAAGCTCCAGGTCGTGCAACAGGTTATACCGCATTAAATCAAATTGGTGCATTAAATAATGGTCAATATACTCAATATGATGCCAATGGTAATCCTATTGGAACAGCTACAGGTTCAGGTTATTTAACTAATCAATTTAATAATCAAGACTTAAATGCTAATTTAGCGCCTAATTATGCGTTTCAATTACAACAAGGACAAAACGCTACAAATCAAGCCAATAATGCAACAGGTGGTATGGTAAGTGGTAATGCTTTAAAAGGATTGCAAGATTATACACAAGGAGCAGCAGGTAGCGCTTATCAACAAGCATTTAATAATTACACATCTCAAAGAACAGGTATTTACAATACTTTAGCTTCTATTGCAGGTTTAGGACAAACAGCTAATGCTCAATCTGCTCAGGCAGGAACAAATTATGCTAATGCAGCAAGTCAATTAGGCGTAGGTTCAGCAGCAGCACAAGCAGCAGGTCAAATTGGCTCTACACAAGCTTTAACTGGTGGTATTACAGGTGCTAGTAATGGATTTATGTTAAGTAAATTATTAAGTCCAAATACAGGTCAAAATTATGCTGGTTATGGCGGTGCTGATTCTGTTGGTAATTTGAACATTCCTACATATTAATAGAGAATAAAAATGCCTGATTATAAATTTGATACAGATTTAACTGTAAAACCTCAAAATCAAATGAGCCTTGGTGATGTAATGAGTGCTGCAAAAAGTGGATATGAACTTTCTAAATTGAAAGAACTTTATCCTGCTATGATTGCTAAAGAACAAGCTTTATCAAAAACTGCTGGTTATGAATCACAAAAATCTGAAATTGGACTTCAAAAAGAAAGACAATTAAATACAGAAAGACAAACTATTCAAGGTTTTATGTCTGACCCTAAAAATTGGCAGGGTTCAGATGGTCAAATTGACCTTGATAAAGTAAATTCTGTATTACCTGTTATTGCGCCATTAAGCGGTGCAGAACACGCTACAAAATTAACCACTTTAGCAAACAATCATACTACTGCTGAAAAAGCAAAAGTAGATATGAGCCAACAAGAAAGAGGTATTGTTGCAGGAGTTTATTCTTCATTAGGTCGAGCAGGAATTAATGACCCTAAAGAATATTTAACAGCATTACAAAGATTAAAAGCACAATATCCTGACAATGCAAATATTCAACGATACACAGATGCTGCTATTGGAAATTTAGGATTATCTAATTCAGGTCCTAATCCTAATTTATCAAAAATTGCTGTTCAAACTGCTGAACAATTATTTACACCAAAAGAAAGTTATGAAGCATTTGCACCTAAAGCAGCGGTTCAAAATATTGGTGGTGCAGCTTATCAAACAACTACAACGCCTTCTGTTGGTGGCAATGCTCCATCAATGAATGTTCAATTAGTTGGTAGTGAAGGTGGTCAAGGCGGACAAAATGTAGCTCCTAAACCTAACGCTAATCTTCCTAAACTAATTCAAGAAGATGAAAGTTTAAGTTATAAAGGTAGCCCAAGTGGTGTTCGCAATTTGGATGATTACCAAAAAGATGCTTATGCAACAGGTAATAAAGCTTTCCAAGATGCTAATAATAACATTCCTAATGTTAAACAGTTAGATGCAGGTGTTGATAGAGTTAAACAATATATTAATAGTGCATCTGGTTCTAGTGCTTATCAAATGGTTCAAAAAGGTGGTAAATGGGTATTTGGTAATACAGATTTAGATTCATTGGTTAAAAACCTAGCACAAGTTCAAGCTAGAAATGCATCTGTTATGGGTTTAAATGGGACTGATTCTGCTCGTGATTTAAATGCTAAATTAAGCGGAAGTGAAAAAATTACTCCAGAAGCCTTGGGACACGTCATGGACCAAGTTAAAGGCGAAGCAACTGCTGCAAAACTATATACTCAAGGTTTAAATACATTTGTAAGTAAACGTGGGGATATTAATGGAAAAATACAACAACAAAAATTTCAATCTGCTTGGGCAGATGCTTACGACCCTCGTATTTTCATGGTTGATAATATTGCTAGCTCTAACGCTCCTGAAAAAGTTAAACAACAACAAATTCAAGACATAACAAGTAGAATGTCTGATGAAGAATTTGCAAAATATAAACAAGACAGAATTATTATTCATCGTTTAGCTAAAGGTTTATACCAATAATGGATGACGATAACATTGACCCATCAGCAGCGTATTTAGGAGGTAGAACATTACCTGCTGTTGTTACAACTGCTAAAAGAGATTCATCAGATATTTCTGATACATCAAAACTTAACCCTGATTTACAGTCTAGGCTTGATGCTTTATCTAAACTTTGGGTTGCTGACAAATTATTAAATCCTAAAGGCACAAATTTGCCTATTACAAGTGGATTTAGAAGCAATGAAAAACAACAACAACTTTATAATAATCGTGGAAGCAATCCTAATTTAGTTGCTAGACCAGGAGAAAGTTTACATGAATCTGGTGATGCTGTAGACATCCATCCTAGTGTTCCTGATTCATTATTAGCTCAAGTTGGGTTGCATCGACCTTATGGTACTAAAGACCCTGTTCATGTTCAAATTGACCCTAGTTTTCAACCATCACAAGATGATTCATTAATTGACCCATCTGCAAGTTATTTATCCCAAAAAGGGACTTATACGCCTTCTGCAAGTGATGTATTAAACAATCAATGGCAAAACATTAAAAATAGTGTTACTAGCCCTGATTATTGGACTAAAACATTACCTAAACAAACTGTTTCTTTAGCTGACACAGCTTTAGGCGCAATTCCAGGCGCTGTTCAATTTGTTGGTCATCCTTTTGCTAGATTAGCTGATGAATTGGGCGGAACAGATGTTGCAACACAAGCTTTAAATAAAATTACTCAATATTTTGATAAACCTGTTGGAAAAGCTTTTGGTTTAACTAATGACCCAGCTTATAACAATGAGGGAACACAACAAGTATTAAATTTTGTTGGTCAACATTCTGATAAAGGCGCACAATGGATTGCAGACCAAACAGGCATGAAAAAAGAAGATGCTCAATGGTTTATTAATGCTATTGCATTAAAAGCTGCTCCTATTGTTGGTAAGGGTATTGCTAAAACTGCTGAATTTGGCGCTGAAAATTTAGGTAAAGCTGTAGAAACAGGAAAACAAAAATTTGCTAATGCAAAAGAAGAATTAGAAAGTAAATTTCCTGCATTAAAAGGTGAAGAAAATCCTAATTTGCGTAGTGTTGGAGCTGCTGAAGTTCCAAAAGTTAATCAACGTATTAATAATGCACATCAATTATTAGAACCTATTGATTTATCTCGTGACCAAGCTACTCGTGATTTCCAAGATGTTAATTGGGCTAGAGAAAAAGCAAAAGATGCAACAACTGGCGCACCTTTGCGTGAACATTATGCTCAACAAAACGAAAAGATTTTACGCAATTTTGATAAAGAAATTAAAGCTACTGGCGCACAAGAAACAGGGATTGACCGTGCCGAATTAGGTCAAAGACTTACAGATGTTGTTAATAAATATAAAAAACAACGCTATCAAGAAGTTCAAGATGCTTATAAAAAAGCTAATGAATCTGGTGAAACATTAGAACAAGTACCTTATAAATCAATTTCTGATTATATTGAAAAAATTAAAAAAGATAGTCCTACTCAATATAATAAAAATGATATTTTAAAAATTGTTGAAGAAAATTTAAAAGCTAATGATGCACAAGGCACAGGCTCAATTAACTTACGTCAAATTGAAGATATTAGAAAATTAATTAATGAAGAAGTTGAACCAGGAACATCTAATGGGTTTCATGGTAGTAAATTAAAACAAGAAATTGATAGAATTACTCAAGATAAAGGCGGAGATGCTTATAAAAATGCTCGCTCTTTAAATAGTAATTTTATGAAAGAATTTGAAGAAACTCCATCTGTTCGCAATATTACAGCTTACAAAAAAGGCACTATTGAACGTGCTGTTCCACTAGAAAATGTTGTTGAAAAATCTATGCTTGGTGGCCCAACTAGCCATGTAAATGAAATATTTTCAACATTAGAAAAAGCTGGTCCTGAAGGACAACAATTAATTAATGAATTAAAAGGCGTGGTTGGAGAACATATTAAAAATGAAGCAACTAAAAATGTTCAATTAGATGTTAAAGGTAATCCAGTAGTATCTCCTGCAAAACTTGATTTAATTATTAAAAAATTAGATAAAAGCGGTAAATTAGATTTAATTTTTGGTAAACAAGGAGCGGAACGATTTAGAACATTAAATGATGTTTCTAAAGACATTTATACTGTGCCTGCTGGCTCTGTTAATACATCTGGGTCAGGAGCGCAAATTAAAAATTTAATTATGCCTGTTTTAACTGATTTAACAGCTTCCGCAGCTACTGGTTTGCCTTTACCATTAACTGTTGGCGGTACAATGGCATATAAATATGTTAAAGGTCAAAAAGAATTAAATAGAGTCAATGAATTTATCAATTATGGTAAGGAAAAATAATGGCAAGCGTACTTTTATCCCCTGTAGGGAACGGACAGCAGTTTTTTGATAATAACGGTGTACCGTTAGCAGGTGGATTAATCTACACCTACCAAGCTGGTTCATCTACATTATTAACAACTTATACATCAAGTAATGGATTAATTGCCAATTCAAATCCTATTATTTTAGATAGCGCTGGTCGTGTTCCCAATGAAATTTGGATGCAAACAGGATATTCCTATAAGTTTGTGATTCAAACGGCAGGAACTGTAACTTTACAGACCCTTGATAATTTATATCCTATTTTACAAACAGCATCTGCAACTGTTAGCCCATTTACATCTGGCATGATTATTTTATGGTCAGGTTCTTTGGGTTCTATTCCTAGTGGATGGGTGCTTTGTGATGGTACAAACGGCACTCCTGACTTGCGTAATCGTATGGTTATGGCAGCAGGTAATAGCTATGCTGTAGGCGCTACAGGCGGTTCTGCTGATGCTATTGTGGTATCACATACACATACGGCAACATCTGTAGTTACAGACCCAGGACACGCACATCAACAAGCAACAACAACTACAACAGCATCATCTCTTAATTTGGGTTCTGGAGCATTGAACGGCAATCAAGTTTATGGTTCAGTTAATACAAACACAGCTACAACAGGCATTACAGTAGCTACAACTAACGCATCAACAGGTGTAAGCGGTACAGGCGCTAATCTTCCTCCTTACTACGCATTAGCGTACATCATGAAAACATAATCATGTCTAACGAAATCGACCTTTTTAAATATGGCCAATTAGTAGCTCAAGTTGATGCTATGGAAAAGAAAATAGATAAACTTGAAAAAGGCATGGAAGAACTTTTAGAACTCGCTAATCGAGGTCGTGGTGGGTTTTGGATGGGTATGGCTGTAGTATCTGCATTAAGCACATTTATTGGTTTTATATCTCATTACATGACAGGTAAATAATGGACATTACAGGATTAGGTTCTATTGCTGATTTAGCCAAAACTGTTGTCAATAAAATTTGGCCTGATAAAACAGAAGAAGAAAAGCAACAATTAGCTGCTGCTTTGACTTTGGTTCAAGGTCAATTAGATATTAATAAGACTGAAGCTGCTAGTTCTTCTACATTTGTAGCAGGATGGCGACCAGCTATCGGTTGGGTATGCGCTATTGCATTGGCTTATCAATATGTTATTAGACCTATTGCTATATGGATTCTATTAACAATTAATCATCCTGTTCCACAATTACCAGGTCTTGATGACAATTTATGGCAATTAATGATGGGTATGCTCGGCATGGGCGGTTTAAGAACCTATGAAAAGGTTGCTGGTTTAAATAAATGATTTCTAATTTTGATAATGCTTTAAAGCTTGTTTTAGCTTCTGAAGGTGGTTTTGTAGATAACAAGTTAGACCCAGGCGGTATGACGAATTTAGGGGTCACTAAAGCGGTTTGGGAAGCATGGGTAGGGCATCCTGTAGATGAAAAGGTTATGCGTAACCTTACTCCTGAATATGTAGCGCCAATGTATAAAGCTAAGTTTTGGTCACAGTGTTTTGGGGATGATTTACCTAAAGGACTAGATTATGCAGTATTTGATTTTGCGGTTAATGCAGGACCAGGCAGAGCAGTTAAAACATTACAATCGGCAATCGGATGCGTACCTGACGGAAGTATTGGCCCAAGAACAATGGGGGTCATACATAATTCAGATGTACGTCAAATTATTGACAGTTTTTGCGCTGAAAGACTAGCTTTTTACCAAGGATTAAAAACTTTTCCTGTATTTGGTAAAGGTTGGACTAAACGCATAGAAGATGTAAAATTGAACGCAAACAATATGATTGGAGCATAAAATGACAAACTTTAAAATTACAGGCAAAACTCATTCTTCACCAAAAGGTCACTATGTTAAAGAATCAGAGCATAGAATTGAAAAAGAAGTTGAACGCTTAGAGAAAAAACTAGACAAGCACATTGCTTTGCCAATGGAAAAAGCGCATCCTGCTGGTAGCCAAAAAGAAGCGCCTTTGCCTAATATGCGTAAGTATTAATAAATAAACAAAAATACTACAATTATCACAAATAACCATGTGAATAGGTGGGCGAGTAAATCGCTCATCTTAAGCTCCTTCGTACCAGTCATTAATAAACGATTTAAACTCTAGCAAGCTATTACCACGTTGATAAAGTTTTCCCCAAGGCATTAGCTGCCAAAATACATCTACAACCATTCCATTATCCGTATTACCTTGCACAATCAATACAGTAAAGTTCTGTGCTTTAGACAATGCTTTTAACAGAATCTTTTGACCACCACCAAATTCTTCGTTAGGTCGCTTCCATTCACACAATAAAAATTTACCATTGCGCTCTGCAAGCATATCTATATTAGATGGTAGCCATTTAGGATTAGATGCTATAACCCCTTGCAAGTCAGCAAAGTTTAAATGCTTTGCATCAGGGTTACGCATCATTTTTTAGCCTGTTCGTCAGGAGTAAGCAATACAACTTTAGAAAACTGCTCACATTTAAAAGCAGCTTCACCTATACGCACTACACCTGCGTAACGGCAGTCTTTAAACACTCGGTTAGCGTTGATACTAGCACCCCATAATGAACCCAAACAAAGCCCTATAAACAATCCTAAAAGCCACATTTTTGTAGCTTTAGTCCATATAAGTTCTTTCATTTCTCACTCGCTTTCTTTAGTACTTCATTGGCAAAATCTGTCGCCCTTTGAAAAGCATCTTGATTAAATTTTTGTGGATTCATCTTCTACCTTTTTTAAATACCAATCAACCCAAGATTTATAAACATTAAAATGTCTCATCGTTTGTTCAATCAAATAAATTGCTACATAAGATAAGCCTAATAATATTCCCCACAATCCGATGAGACTAATGGTTACAAAACAAAACCATAAATACAATTCTGATAATGTCATTTCTCACTCGCTTTCTTTAGTATTGCTCTAGCAAACTTATTCATATATTCGTCATGCGATAAAGCTAATTCGCTATATTTGACAGAGTTATCAATAGCTTTTATTTCCTCATCACTTAACTCTTTTGGTGCTGTGTAAAGTGGAATCCAATTTTTATCTTTTGGATATAAACAATCGTTATACATAAAATCTCTTTCAGGCTGTTTATATTCCAATCCTGTAGGATTCATAAATGCAACAGGTTCTTGTTTCATTGCCATCCCCATACAAACATTAATGCAAAAATAACCGCCATCGCTAATAATAAAAATGCTTCTAAAAATTTATTCATTTTCAACTCCAATCAATTCATCTTCAATTAGTCCAATAATGATACTGCTAATAAGGTCGTATATATCTTGACCGTTATGATTAATAGATTGAATTTCTACATTGTTTGAACGGATGCCAACTGTTTCGTCAATCGGCTCAACTGTGTATGTAACTTCTAAAATGATGCCGTCAATGTTGATTTTGTAGCTTTCCATTTTTACCCCTTTGTGTGCATCCCCCGATGCGTTAGTAATAATTTAATACTAATATTAGTGTAATTCAAGTAAGAAAAACCCTAAGTTGCAAAAAAACAACAGTAAGGGTGGCAGGTACTCAGCTAGGGGATGTGAAGGAGAGGGGATTTTGCTTTTCCCTGCCAGGAATTAGAGATTATTTTTTAATTGATAATACGATAACAGATGCTTAAAACATTCCCAACCCTTTTGTAATTCTTCTTCGGAAATTTCACATAATTTTACTTCATTAGTGATTCCGTTGACGAATGCAATGGCACACCGAGCTTGTGGCATATTTAATCCCATTCGGTATGCACTTAGTTGTAAAATGTGTTCATGGTATGGAACGACAGATTCTAAGGGGGTTTCTTTGGTCTTAAAATCTACAACTACATTATCTGCCGATAAGTCTAGCTTACCGCCATAACCCAAATCATGAGCAAAAGACTTCTCGCTATCCCAAGCACAAGTCCCAAAAGTATCCACCAAAACATCATGGACATTGTGAACGTACAAAGGCCACTCAGGAATATAAGTGCCTTCAAAATAGCTTTCAAGAACTCCGTGAATCTGCGTTCCCCTATTCGCTGCATCACGACCTGTAGCTTTTGAATCAGCCATAACTCGTTGTAGCCAGTCTTGTTCAGTTTCATTATCCCCTCTAGGCAATGTAAGAGCCGCTAGAAGCACTTGGGTTTGTTTCCATGTGTCTAGTCCTGGTTTAGCAATTTGACTCAATATGGTCGTAACTGACGGAACTAAGCCATGTTTTTTAGCATCTCTTAATGTTGTGTTACGTTCTTTTCCATTCGCACCAATGATTCTATATGCTGTAGACCCATCTTTGGCATAAAAATGGCCTGATTCACTCTCCTGTCTTATCAACACTTTTTCTTCCCCTTTTGTTAATTAACTTTTCTTCAGTAACTTCTACAAAGTTTACAGGTTCTTTAAATTCTCCACACCAATGACCTGTTGCTGTATTTACAACCTGTGGATAGCGAAAACATACCCCATAATTATTCATGTCATTCGCTCTATGATACATACATTGTTTACAAGTTTTCATCTACTTCAACCTCTCCTTCTACCATCTCATAAGTTTTAAAACGATTACCACAATCAAGACAAACTCTGCGCCTAACAATCCAGTTATAAGTTGGATGCTCTCTTGTATCTGTGGTCTTTGAATCCCGAGATTCACACTCAGGACAAGCCATAAATTTACTCATTTAATATTTATATCCGCTTGAATTTTGTTTTTTAATTTGAAATCCTGTAGCTGGATAACGATAAGTCGTATTATCAGCCCAAACAACTACAACTGTTTCATCTTCTAAATAAAAACAACCTTCTAAATTAGAACCATTACTACTATAGTTATATGCTCGATATAACTTTTCATAAACTTTTTCGCCAAATTTACAAACTTCATTAGTTAAAACAATTTTTCCATTTGCGTTGTTAGGTGCTGTTGCAATGGTTTCTGCATGGGCAATACCCCAAAACAATGCAGTAATAAAAATAATATTTTTCATGATTTCCCCTTAATTAAATAACCAAGCAGCAGCAACATCTGGTCGTGGAATAAACTTTTTAGGTTTTAATTTTTTAATTTCTAAACTTCGTTTTAATTTAGCTGCTTCGTTATAGTCTTTGTAAGTTTTCGCTTTAGGTCTTACAGCGTTAGGTTTATTACCTGTCATGTAATACACAATAAAAGAACCTGTTGTGTTTGTTTCATAACGGCTAATGTAAATCTGTTTGTAAAACTTTAATTCTGTAACGTAATGACAAATTGCTTTTTGGCTCATGCCTAAAAACTCTGCCATTTGTTTTCTATTCATTTCTGTTGTTTTTAGTTCTTCTAAAAGTTTTTTAACTCTTAATTGTTTAGCTATTTTTAATTCCATCTTTTTCCCCTAAAAGATTGGGTTACTCACGAGCCGCTAATCTACAGGCTATTTATAGTTGCCGAGCCAACTTTGTTCGCTTTCACCCATTATTACTTAAAATGGTAAATCTTCATCAGGAAGCTTTGGAAGTTCATCCGCACCAGCTTCTTTAAATCCTACTGGTAGCTTTTCTTTACCAATAGAAACGCTAAAGAATTTACCTTTTTTACCTTCTTTAACCCAACCCGATAACCAATGTTCTTTACCATTGACCATAATTGTTCCTGTGTAATCAGGATGGTTGTCAGAAACCTTTTTGTCGTTCTTAAATAAAGAACCTGAACCTTCTTTTGGTATGTATGCCATTTTCTTTCCTTTATAAAATATCTTTGGCTGTTACTTTGTTAAACACTTTGCTTTGCACTGCTGAATTAGCATCGTCATCGGCTTGATAAACGCCCACAACGGCTGCTAAAGCATATCTACGCATATACGTCAGCGCAGAACCTGAACCCTGTGCATCGGGCTTAGATACGGGTAATGACATGGCTTGTTTAATCCATTCACCTGAAGAATGAGCCAAAATAGTTGTCAAAGACATTGTTCCATCTTCGTACACACCTGGGAACTGCATAACAGATAACCCATTAGCTGCTAAAAGTGCCCTACAAGCTTCCCAAACAGATTCTAGGTCTGCATAGTGCGACTTAAAGAATGGATTGGCTGAATCCTTCTTAGCGTGGGTTAGTTTGCCTTGTACGATTGATAATGCGGTTGCTAATTTAGCAATAGATTCAGATTGATTCATAATTTCCCCCTTTTTAAAAAACATATCCCCAACCACAAAACTGTGGTTTTTTTACAACAGTATTACTTATAAACCTAGTTTGTAAACTTCTGACCAGTCATTAAAAATGCCAGCCATAAAAGATTGTCTAGGTTTTCTAGCTTTACCACAAGCCCAATAGATGATTGCTACTTCATCATCAGTTAGAAAGTCGCCATGCTCTACCTTGTCAAGCGCTTGTTCTAAGCGTTGTTCTTGAAGCTGCATTTCTTGAAATTCTGCTTGATTCATTTGTTTCTCCTTGTTTACCGAGTTGGTAATACAGATATTAGTCCCCTAATAGCAGTATTGCAAGTATTTTTTTAATTATTTGCAAAAATATTTTTTAGGTGTATATTTCGTTTGTGGCTAGGGTGTTAACCCCGAAAAGTCGCTTAGTCACCGACCTGCCCACTTTTTTTGTGACTACCTTTGACAAAGGCATATATGAATTTTTATCCGTTCCACATTGGAGATTACATCTCCCACACAAGCCATCTTTCTAATGAAGAAGATTTAGCCTACAGGCGAATGATTGACCTTTATTATTTAGCTGAACAGCCGTTCAACGACCGTTCAACTATAGCTCGTAAAGTTCGCTCAACTGTTGAAGTTGTTGATGCAGTATTGAATGAATTTTTTGTTTTAGAGGATGATGATTGTTGGCATAACAAGCGAATTGATGAAGAAATTGAAAAGTATCACGACCGTGTAAGCCAAGCCAGTAAAGCAGGAAAGGCATCTGCTGAACGAAGGTTCAACGACCGTTCAACGACCGTTCAACCAACCAAGAACCAAGAACCATTAACCAATAACCATATTATTGGTGTCGCTAAAGCTCCCAAAGCACAAAGATTAAAAATAGAAGAATTGCCAAAAGACTGGGAGTTGTTTTGCAAAACCAATAGACCTGATTTAAACCCTAAAGAAATATTTGACCAATTTAGAGATTATTGGATTGCACAAGGCGGTCAAAAAGGAGCAAAGTTAGATTGGTTAGCTACTTGGAGAAATTGGGTAAGAAATCAAAAAGTAAAATCTGTTACTACTTCTGATAAATCTACGGTTAAATGGCATCAATCAGTAGCTGGTGTTATGGCTAAAGGAAAGGAAATGGGTATTGAGCCAAAAACAGGAGAAACAGAAGGTCAATATCGTGAACGACTTATTCAATCAGGAGCTTGATACCTTTTCTGAACAGTGGCGACATGAGTGCGAAATACGACACATTGCAAAAATGCCTTTACAAGAAAGAAGAAAGTATCTAGTATTAGTAATGGAAAGACGTGGGATGCCTGAAAGAAAGCGTATTGAAAACAGTTTGTATGTTTTATGGGAAAGAAGGAAAAATGAAACCTGAAGATAAAATTGAAGAACTAGAGCTTCAACTAAAAAAAGCTTATGAAGATTCAGCTTATTGGCGTTTAGCTTATGACAAGCTTTTAAAGATGATGGATAGACAAGACGAATATATCCGTTCATTAGAAAGACAAACTTGGGGGAGTTCTACAAAGTGACTATTAGCCATTGGATAGTTGCTTTAGTGGGTTTGGGGTATTTAATTGTTGGGGTTCAACAGTTAAATTTAGGAAACACTGGTTCAGGGATTATGTGGTTAGGTTATTCATTTTCTCAAATCGGTTTATTTATGGGGTTAGCTAAGTGAGTGATTTAGAGCATTTAAACGATAACCGTGTTGAAAAAGCTCTTATGTTTTTGTCATCAACAGATGAAAGTCATGCGGAGTTGTCAGGGGAAGTAAAACGTCTTGAGGAAGCTTTAAAAATGACTAAGAGCCATTGTTATTTATTATCAGATGGAACAATAGCTGAACGAGAAGCCAAGGCCATAAACAGTCCACAATATCGGGAAGTCGTAGAAGAATGGATTGAAGCGTTAAAAGAGTTTAAAATGTTAGACAATAAACGCCAACACGAAATTAGAATTACTGAAATTTGGCAAACATTATCTGCCAACAGACGAAAGGGGAATGTATGATTAGCGAATTAGATTATTCAGAAATTGTTATTGCTTCTGCTTCTGCATTGCGTAATTACCATAACGCTACATTGAAAGCTAACTGGGATGCTGCCGTAGACTTTGCTATTGATTTAACAGATTTAGCACAAAAGCTTGAAGATATAACAATGAAAAAGAGAAATGAACAAGGCTCAGAAACAACACTATGACAAAGTCGCCAGGTTGGGCTGTTCCTTGTGTCGTCATCTTGGCTACGGAGAATCACCTTGCGAAATCCACCACATCAGACGAGCAGGTAAAAGAGATACCGCTCCCGTCATTGGATTGTGTCCAGAGCATCACCGAGGAACAACGTATGGAATACATGGGTTGGGAAGGCGAGCTTTTGAAGCGTTACATGGGATTACCGAGGAAGAACTCTTAGAACAAACTTTAGAATTAATTGCTTAACGATTCCGTAGAACCCGAGCAAGGTGCATGGGCTGGACTGTTAATCCATGGTTAGTAGAGTTCGATTCTCTAATACGGAGCCAAATATAATGTGCTATGATGTGATTAACTTAACTAATTAATCACAATTATGGAAAACAAACTTTGTAATACACATGGCTTAACAAAATTTAATTTTATTGGGCAAGGAAAAAATAAACGTCTAAGATGTGCCAAGTGCAATGTTGAAAGAGTTACACAAAGACGACAAAAAGTAAAAGAACAATTAGTTTTTGCTAAAGGTGGTAAATGTATTTGTTGTGGATATAATAAATATGTTGGCGCATTAGCTTTTCATCACATAGACGAATCAACTAAATCATTTGGAATATCTGAAAAAGGTAACACTAGGTCTTTTGAAAGACAATTAAAAGAATTAGAAAAATGTGTTCTTTTTTGTTTAAATTGTCATGCTGAAAATCATTACAATTCAAGTGGGTCAAATCCCAATTCAGTAGCTACAGAATGAGCATATTTACGGAATACCGCATCGTGCTTATCCCAATGTTTTGTTTTGTGGCGTTTTAAATGAATCATCTCATGTGCCAAAGTCTTTATAACGGTGTCTAAATGCCCGTTCTTGGCTTTAGAAATGGTAATGACGTGTATATCCTTGTCATCATCAAAAACATACGTTCCTAGAGCGTCTAATTCGTTTGTAACTACAAACATGACTTCTGCACTTGTAGGCATACTCCACCCTGAAAACGGTTTAATACTGCATAGCATGATGTAAATGTTTTCTAGGGCTTTTGGAGTGAGTTTCATGCTAAATGTTTCACCTTTGTATGTGGGATTACTGTTCTAGTATCTGTTGAATATGCGCCACAAGATTTACATTGGTATCTTTGAAATGCGCCTGTAGTGGTATATCTAAATCCCTTACTGACTAATGTAGCTTTTGCACAAGTAGGACAAATAAACCCTTTCCTATCTTTCATCATTATTGATTTATTAATTGGTGATTTAATCCAAGGTAATAATCGGTTGTATAGCTTTTCTAGCAATAACACGTCTTGAATATTGTATTCTTTCATTGTTGACCATGCTTTTCTATCGTTTGCCATACATTTAATCCACAATGTATGCCCTTCATGGTCTTTCTTTTTCCCCAAACCTAATCTTTGTGCAACATAATCTAATTTATTACTTGGAAACCTAAATTGACTTTTAACCACTCTCAATAAATCTATTTGTTTCATAGGTGGTGGAGGTGTCATTTTGTGTATTAGGAATTCCTTGTTTAACGTGGGCATATCAAACTTTGTTCCGTTATAGTGGCAAACTGCATCAGCTTCATCTAAAAGCCCGTGTATGCCTTTTAACATTGAAATAGAGGTGCTTTGATGCACGGAATCAAAATAAACATCTTTTTCTCCCAACCATTTAGCTGAATAACACATGGTGTATGATGATTCTAATAATTGGGATAACCCTACGTTTTGTTGCCATATACCCCATACATGAGCTACATTAGGTGATGTTTCTATGTCCAACAATAAAATTTTCAAAATTATCCCCTTTCAATTAATTTGAGAGATTATTCACACAAGTATATGAAAATATTATGACTTATGCAAAAAGAGTTGATGTAAACCAAAAAGACATCGTTAAAGCACTAAGAGATTTGGGCGCTTCTGTGGTGGATTTATCCAAAGTAGGACATGGAGTGCCTGACCTTTTAGTAGGCTATTCAGGGCTTACTGTGCTTGTGGAAGTAAAGTCAAGCGAAAAAGCTAAATTTACTGACGACCAATTAGAATTTATGAAAAGATGGTATGGCGGTGCATTAGTTCGCATTAATGATGTAGAAGGCGCAATAAGACTGGTAAACTTGATAGATGCAGAAACAGATACAGACGACCAATAGAAGATTATGTGAGAATTGTAAAGTTCATAAAGATGCCTATTGGGGTCGTTATGTGCCATATAATGAAGGAATGAACCAAAAGTGGTTTTGTTCTGCTTGTTACGAAAAGAGAAATCATCGTTGACAATAGCTTAATTTGTTATAAAATAAGGAAACTAGGCTTTTCTAGTTCTTTTTGCAAAAAGGAAATTAACATGGGTAAGATGGATAAAGAAAAATTTGTTCCAGGCGTATCAGGCGAGAAAGTGCCTAAAGGCGCATTGTCAAGCGACACATCAGGTGAACGCAAAGCTGCTATCAAAGGCGGTGTTGGTATGGGTAAAATGGATGCGTTAGGCGCGCGACCAATTAGCCATGCTGGTAACTTTGAAGGCAAACTTGGTGAGTTGAACGATGGTAACAAAGGTGAGCGTGAAGTTTATTCTCACAAACGTGTAGCACACGAACAAGACAAGATATAATAAAACGAAACCCTAGAGAGCTTGTGACTTTCTAGGGCTTCTAACCAACATTGAGGGGAATTCAATATGGCTATCGAGCATTTTAAACCATTAGGCGGGAAAATAATAGTTAAGCCTATAACTCGTATTAAAAGCGACATCATTGAAGTAGTGATGGATGAAGCTGACAATATGGGTACTATTGTCGCAGTAGGGCAGGGAAAGAAAATATCTGCCGATAAAAGAGAGCCAATGCCTTTATCTGTAGGCGATTTTGTTCGATTCGGAACAATGGGCAAAAACTCCAAAGATGAATATTTAAAATTTCAAGAACATTATGAAGATGGCGAACGCTATTTGATTATGGATTGGCAGGATGTCTGCTGGGTACAGGAGAATGTATGAACTTTATTAAGCGTTTGTTAGAGTTATTCAAGAAAGACGAGTTTATTTATCAGTTTCCGTTGGAGGAATACACTCCCCCTAAGAAACGACCAAGACTTTATAAACAAGCAACAGTAGTAACAACTGGCGAATTGCCAAAGGAGAAGAAAGTGCCTTTAAAGAAATCTGCAAGCCCAAAAGCGTTTAAAGAAAACATCAAAGCTGAAGTAAAAGCTGGTAAACCTGTAAAGCAGGCTGTTGCCATTGCATACTCAGAAAAGCGTGAAGCCCAAAAGAAAGGTAAAAAGAAATGATTAACTTATCTCATGACATTAAAGAAGTAGAACTAATCCTTCAACACTTAGGTAAAGGTGCTTATGCTGAAGTAGCTGAACTAATCGCTAAGATTAAACAGCAAGCTATTCCACAGGTACAAGCCATTCAAACTAATGGCGCAGTTAATCCTGTAGTCCAAGCAGATATTAACCAAGCAGAAGCTAATTCTGATAGTATGAAGAATGAGTAAAAGTGTTGTAAAAAAACAACATTTAACATAATATATTCAAATAATTAGGAATTGCTATAATGGCTGGCGCACCTGAAGGAAATCGTAACTCTGCAAAAGGAAGATTATTCTATGAACAACTGCGTAAAGTGCTTGTTCAGGATGATGCTTTAAAGCTTAGAAACATTGCTCAGGTGTTAGCTGATAAAGCCGAAGAAGGCGAACCTTGGGCTGTTAAAGAGATTATGGATAGAATGGATGGCAAAGCTATTCAGTCTAATACCATTGAAAACGCTGATGGAACTCCTTTAACTGGTATTCAAGTGGTATTCGTAAAACCTAATGAATGACCAAGAACTACTCAGGGAAGCTATCGGCAAAGCCGAGTTCCCGATTAAGCTTCAATGCTTGTTTGAACCTAAACGCTATAAGGTTCTTTATGGTGGTCGTGGTGGTGCAAAGTCTTGGGGTATTGCTAGAGCTTTACTTATTATAGCTGCACAAAAACCTACTCGAGTTCTATGCGCTCGTGAATTTATGACTTCTATGAAGGATTCGGTTCACAAGTTATTAAGTGACCAAATCACAGCTTTAGGATTGGATACATTCTATGAAGTTACGCAGAACACAATTAGGGGAAAGAACGGCTCTGAGTTTGCATTTGTTGGGCTTAAAAACAATGTGGCGAACGTCAAATCCTTTGAGGGTATTGACATCTGCTGGGTTGAGGAAGCACAAACAGTATCAAAACTATCGTGGAATGTTCTTATACCGACAATCCGTAAAGAGAGTTCGGAAATATGGGTCAGTTTCAACCCTGAGTTACAGACAGATGAGACATATCAAAGGTTTGTTATTAATGCACCTGAGAACAGTATTGTGCAGAAAATCAACTGGTCTGATAATCCGTGGTTTCCAGAAACACTCAGAATTGAGAAAGATTCCTTAAAATCTAGGGATATTGAAGCATATAACACGGTTTGGGAAGGTATCTGCCGTCAGACTGTAGATGGCGCTATTTTTGCCAAAGAGATGCAATTAGCGGATGTTGAAAGCCGTATTACAAGAGTAACTTACGACCCTGTAAAACCTGTGCATATTGTGTTTGACTTAGGATGGTCAGATGCGACTGCTTGGTGGGTAGTTCAGTTTGTAGGCATGGAAAACCGCTTTGTGCGCTATGAAGAAACAAATCAAACCACGATGTCAGAGATTATGGCTAAGGTTCAGAATTACGGTTATATGATTGATACGATATGGTTGCCACACGATGCTGAGAATAAGACTTTGCAAGGAAATGGCAGGACTATTGAAGAAATCGTTAGAAGTTTAGGCTATAAAACTAGGATTATAGGGAAAACCCCTATTGTTGATAGCATCAATGCTGCGAGAACTATCTTCAGAAATTGTTATTTTGATAGAGAAAATTGTGCAGATGGGTTAGAATGTTTGCGTCATTACAGATATGATGTTGACCCCGAAACAGGGCAATTTAGCAAAACACCAGTTCACGATAGTTATTCACATGGTGCAGATGCCTTCAGATATGTAGGACTTATGGTTAATGAGCCGAAGAAAGTCGTGGCAAGAAAGCCTACTTTCCAAGCGCCTTCTAGTTGGTTAGGATAAATATGGCATACGATAGCGTTTCAGAAGCACAATCAGACGGAGATTCAAGAATTGAGGATGCTAAACAGTTCCTTAGACTATGCTCCGATGCAGATTCAAACAATCGTTCTGAAGCGTTAGAGGACTTAAAGTTTGCTGCTGGCGACCAATGGCCTGTAGAGATTCAAAACAGTCGTGTATTGGAAGCTCGCCCTTGCCTAACTATTAACAAGCTAGACCCTTATGTAAGACAGATTACTAACCAAATCCGTCAACAACGACCAAGAATTAAAGTTCACGGTATGAATAATCAGTCAGACGAGAAAGTCGCTGAGATTCTTACTGGAATTATGCGTCATATTGAAACTCAGTCTAATGCCGACCATGCTTACGATAATGCTGTGGATTTCTCTGTTCGTATGGGTTGGGGTTATTGGCGTGTTACGCACGATTATGTAAGCGATGATAGCTTTGACCAAGAAATCTATATCAAAGCCATTGATAACCCATTTACAGTCTATTTTGACCCTAATTCAGTAGCTCCTGATGGCTCAGATGCTGAGAAATGTCTTATTACTACGGTAATGACTAAGGAAGCTTTCCGCAAAGAATACCCAAATGCAGATGATATGCAAGGATTCTCAAGTCGTGGAACAGGCGATAACAATGCTGAATGGGTAACTCGTGAGGATATTCGAGTTGCTGAATACTTCTATACAGAACGCAAGAAAGTTAAGCTAGTTCTATTGTCTGATGGCACTCATGCTTATCAAGATGAGCTACCAAGCGAAGAAGAATTGGCTATGGCTGGCGTTACGATTGTCAGCAGACGTGATAGTGTTAAGAAATACATCCGTTGGTGCAAGGTTACAGCGATGGAAGTGCTAGAAGAAGGCACATGGGCAGGTAGATATATTCCTATTATTCCTGTTTACGGTCAGCAATTAGTTGTGGAAGATAAGCGCAAGAAATACGGCATTGTTCGTATGGCTAAAGACCCACAAAGAATGTATAACTTTTGGCAAACTTCATTGACTGAAACAGTAGCCCTAGCTCCTAAAGCTAAATGGTTGCTTGCAGAAGGTCAAGATGAAGGTCACGAGAACGAATGGGCACAAGCTAATATTAAAGCTATGCCTGTATTACGTTACAAACAAACAGATACAGAAGGCAGACCTGCGCCACCACCAACACGCTTACAACCTGAACCACCTCCTGCTGGCGTAATGACCGCAGTTCAAGGCATGGACAGAGATTTGCAGACTGTTGTAGGTATTTTTGACCCTAGCCAATTACCTCAAGGCAATGTGTCAGGTAAGGCATTACAAGGTCAGCAACAACAAGTGGATATGGTTAACTTCCACTTCTATGACAATTTAACTCGTTCTATTGCATTTACAGGCAAGATTATTCTTGATTTAGTGCCTAAGATTTACGATTCAGAGCGTGTAATGCGTATTATTGGTGATGACGGTAAACCTGATTTGGTTGAAATCAACAAGCGCCAATTAGACGAACAAGGCGTAGAAAGTATCCTTAATGACGTGACTGTAGGTCAATATGACGTGGTTATGGATACAGGCCCAGGATTCAATTCTAAGCGCCAAGAAGCCGTAGAAGCGATGACAACAGTTATGGCTGCTGACCCTCAATTGATGCAAGTTGCTGGTGACTTATTGTTCCGTAATATGGACTTCCCAGGCGCTGACGTTATTGCTGACCGTTTAGCTGCTGCTAACCCATTAGCTCAAATTGATGATAAAGCGGACATTCCTCCGCAAGTTCAAATGCAATTGGCTCAGTCGCAACAGACTATTCAACAGTTACAGCAACAAATTCAAGCTATGGCGTTGGATATTAAGCACGGCACAAGCACTAAACAAATGCAAGAACAAGAAGAAACTAAACGTGAACTTATGCGTCAAACTGCTAAAGCTCACAATACTGAAACTATGGCTGAAGTTAAGGTTAACGACCAAAATACTAGAGCGATTACTAGCCAAAACAAGGTGGAAATCGAAGCTATTATGGAGTTATTGCTTCACCACATGGATACAGCACGTTTAGAGAAAGAAATACAAGCTAGAAACCGTGAACAATATGCGTTTATGGGTCAAGCAGATAAAGACATTTATACAAACCCTAATCCGTTAACCCAAGGACAATAATCATGGCTCGTGAAATTGTAACTTCTGAGAATCGTGAAGAATATAACAATAAAAAGATGGGTATTAAGCCTGAAGAAAAAGAAGAAGATGTAAAAGACATCTCTAAAAAATATAAAGAACACGGTGTTGAATCAGATTTATATAGTGGTAAAAATGGTATTGAATTGAGCCGAATTGTTATTCCTAAAGAAAAACGTGGGGAAGGCATAGGCTCTAAATTTATGTCAGATTTAGTTGCTCATGCTGATAAACATGGAAAACGAGTTGTTTTAAGTCCTTCTAAAGACTTTGGAGCATCATCTGTTGATAGATTAAAAGAATTTTATAAACGTCACGGTTTTGTTGAAAACAAAGGAAGAAACAAAGATTATTCAATTAGTCATTCAATGTATCGTGAACCAATTAAAGAAGAATCTAAGTAGTTGCAAAACACAATATATAGTATTAAGATAGCTCTATAACACTATATCTAGTGCCAACCTTACCCGTCAGGTAGACGGGGTAAATTCTTGAGGATACTCATGTCACAAGCAGCAAACGTAGTAACATCAGAAAATCTAGCCGAATGGACTGCCAATAAGTTAGGTTTAGCTACCGAAGAAGCTCCTACTGAGGTTGTAGCAGAGGAAACTCTTACAGAGCCAGTGGTCGAAGCAGAAGGTCAGAGTGAGCCGACAGCAGAACAAGAGGAAAAACCAACAGAAGAACGTAAAACTAACCCTAAACTTGAAAAGCGGTTTTCAGAACTAACAAAACAACGTGAGCAACTGCGTAAAGAAGCAGAAGCAGAGCGTAGTAAGCGTGAAGAACTAGAGAATCGTATAAGAGAGCTAGAAGGTAGAAGTCAGCCTAAAGCTGTTGAGGTTGATATGGATGCTGAACCGCAACCAAGTCAATTTCAAGATGCTTTTGAATATGCTAAGGCATTGGCTGAATATTCTGCTGAAAAGGCTTTGAAAGACAGAGACAGACAAGAAGCTGAACGTAAAGCTAACGAAGAACGAGCCACACTCTATAAGTCGTGGAACGAAAAGTTAGAAGCTACCAAAGCTGAATTGCCTGATTATGAAGAAATGATTGCTTCAAGTGATGTGGTCGTAAGTGACCAAATCCGTGATGCGATTCTTGAGAGCGATGTAGGGCCTAAAATCCTCTACCATTTGGCTGAGAATCCTGAAGTGGCGCAAGCATTAAATTCTAAATCTGTTATTTCTGCTCTAAGAGAGATTGGTAAGTTAGAAGCTAGATTCGAAAAGGCAGAGCCTAAAGAAGAAGCTAAACGTGAGCCTGTTGTGAAAGCATCAAAAGCTCCTGCTCCTATTAACCCTATTAAGGGAAATGCGACATCAGCCGAAGTTAGCGATACAGACAAAATGACGTATCAACAATGGAAAGCTTATCGCATGAAAAATAGAAGCAGATAACCCAATTTAATTTAAGGAAAAATCATGTCAAATAATTTATTGACGATATCGAAAATTACTAATGAGGCCTTAATGGTCCTCGAAAACGAACTAACATTTACTTCAGAAGTAGACCGCAACTATGACGACCAATTCGCTGTTGTTGGCGCAAAAATTGGTAACACAGTAAACGTACGTCGCCCAGGCCGTTTCATCGGTACAACTGGCCCAGCTTTGAACGTAGAGGACTTCAATGAAACTTCTGTGCCTGTAACTTTGTCAACACAATTCCACGTTGACACACAGTTCACAACACAAGATTTGGCATTGTCTTTAGATATGTTCTCTGACCGTGTATTGAAACCTGCTGTTGCAGCTATCGCCAATAAGATTGACCGTGATGGTTTAGCTATGGCTACTGCTAACACAGCTAACATCGTTGGTGTTGCTGGTACTCCTCCAACTGGCTTGATTACTTACTTGACAGCTGGTGCTTACCTTGACGCTGAAGGCGCTCCTCGTGATGGCCGTCGTTCTTGCATCGTTGAGCCGTTCACATCTGCAACTATCGTTGACAGCTTGAAAGGTTTATTCGTTCCACAAGAAGCTATCGGTGAACAATATCGTAAAGGTTTAATGGGTCGTGACTCTGCTGGTATGAACTGGAAGATGGACCAAAACGTTGTGAGCCAAACATTCGGCTCATACTCAGGTACAGCTACTATCAATACTTCAACAGACTCAGGTATTTTGACAACTGGTTGGGCTTCAACATCAACATTGACATTGAGCAAATCAGGTACATTTACACCAAACGTAGGTGATACATTCACTATTGCTAACGTATTTGCAGTCAACCCACAAAACCGTCAAGCTTACGGTTCTAACAAGTTGCGTAACTTCGTTGTTAAAGCAATTAGCGGTAATAGCGTTACTGTTTCTCCAGCAGTTATCTCTGGCGGTCAGTTCCAAAACGTTTCTATCACTTCTGCTGGCGCATCTGCTGTTACTCCATTCAATGCTTCTGGCGCAGTATCTCCACAAAACATCATCATGCACCGCAATGCGTTTACTCTAGCAGTAGCCGACCTTGAGTTGCCTGAAGGTGTTCATTTTGCTGGTCGTGCTTCTGATAAAGAAATCGGCTTGTCAATGCGTGTGGTTCGCCAATACACAATCAATAATGACTCTATTCCTACACGTTTAGACGTTCTTTATGGTTGGGCTCCGTTGTACCCTGAACTTGCTTGCCGTGTTGCAGCTTAATTTAACTTAATTTAAAAGGAAAATATCATGGCAAATCCAGGTCCAGCAACCACCGTATCGAATCACCCACAACTTTTAAGCTCTAACCAAGCTATTCGTTTGTTGGCTTCTTTCCAAGGTGTTAACGTAAATGCTACAGGCGACACAGTATTACCTATTCTTGATACAGGTAACTACTCTGTTTCTAATGTAATTTTTACAAATTCTTCAACTAGCTTAACAACTGCTGCTGCGGGCGTATTTACTGCTCCTGCTGCTGGTGGTACAGCTATTGTTTCAAACGCAGCATTATCTGCATTAACAGGTCCAACTGTAGTTAGCCAACGTACTGTTGCTTCTACAGCTACTCTTGCAGGTACACCATTGTATGTAAACGTAGGTACTGCTCAAGGTGCAGCAGCAACTATGGATGTATTCGTATATGGTTACGACCTTACATTCCTTCCTTAATAGGGATTGGAATTAAAGATGAAGTCACCCCCTAAAAAGGGTGGCTTTTTCTGTTTTTAAGTTATAATTAATTACCCTCAAATCGAGGATTCTTTGCAAAGGAAAATTTATGTCATCTACTACAGTAACTCGTGGAAATTCACACGAAACATTTTATATCGGCCCATCTTTAACGCCAGCTCAAGTAGCAGCCAATACTACAGCTACTCAAACTTTTAACATTCCTGGTCTTTTAACAACTGATTTTATTATGTCAGGTGGTTATATTGCTAACCAAACAGTAGGTATTTTTATTGCTGAATGTGATTGTTTAACTAATGGCGTTTTAACTATTCAATTTGGTAACATTACAGGCACAGCTGCAACTCCTGCCGCTGGTGTTTATGAGTTCCAAATCGTTCGTTATGAAGGCCCAATTCCTACTACTGCAGTTTAAGGATAAATCATGGCTAATACATCAGCTTTTCGCTTTGTAGGCCCAACAACAGCTATTGCGGTAACCACAACTAGCTCTACTTCAGTAACTATCGTTCCAAACGGTAATGACCAAGTAAACTTTTGTGGTTTCTTAAATACAGGTTCAACACCTATTGCTGTTACTATTGCACCAGTTTTGCCTGGTAATTCAGTAACTGCACCTGCTGCTGTTCTTCCTACTGGCGGTAATACAAGTCAATCATTTGTTTTAGGTATTGCTATGTCAGCACCTCAAGTAATGGTTGTTCCTCCACAATTCGCAGTAACTGCTGTTGGCGCATCCAATACTTTGTATGTAATGCCAATGGTTGACCAAAACTAAGGAGGATTTATGCCAAATCCAGGCGTATCAAATAGCGCTTCAATTAATCTTCTTCCTGTTCAAGCTCAATATGATGCAAACAATAATTGCACAGCATTGATTGGACAAGGTGGTAATACTTTAGTTGCTCCTATTAATGCAAGTTCTTTATCTTTAAACGGTAATTTGTTAAGTTCAGGTGTAGCTCCTACACTTGGCTCAGGCTGGGGTACAAACCCAGCGCTTGTAGCTAACAATACTACTGCTTTTAAAATAACTGTAGGAACTGGCGGAGCATCATCAGGAACTATTAACTTTCCAACAGCACCTAATGGGTGGATTGTTTATGCTGCTGATGTAACTAGCGGAACTTCATTGTTTTTACAACAAACAGGAAGCACAGCAACTTCAGCAACTTTAACAAGTTATGGTATTACTACTGGTACAGCATCACCAATGTTGGCTGGAGATAGTATTTTAATTACTGCTTTTGCTTATTAAAAGGTAATTTATGTCTGACCCATCAAATTCTGCCGTACAAAATATTCTGCCTGTTCAGGCGTATTTTAATGTTGATGGAAGTTTTAATACTTTTATTGGTCAAGGTGTTCCATTTGTAGTATCTGCAACAGAAAGTATTGGGATTACTGATACAACTGTAAATGCGACCCTTTACCCTGTTTTTAGCCCTGTAAATACAGGTAATGTGACTAGCTTAGATGTTACGTCTAGTAAATACACATTTAACCCATCTACAGGGGTTCTTTCTGCTCCTACATTCTCTGGAAACGTATCAGGAACGGCATCAACAGCAACAAACATAGCTGGTGGCGCTGCAAGTCAGTTAGTTTATCAATCTGCAAGCGGTGTAACTAGCTTTATTCCTAACGGAACTTCTGGTCAATATTTGGTTTCTAACGGAGCAAGCGCACCATCTTGGACTTCTGCAAGTGGTTCAACAATCGGTATTGCAGACGACACATCAAGCGCAACAACATTTTATCCATTGTTTTCTAGTGCAACTAGCGGAACAGTAACTACATTAGATACATCATCTACAAAGCTTCAATATGTGCCAAGCACAGGCACATTAAAAGCTACTTTATTCTCAGGTTCTGGCGCAAGTTTAACGAATATTCCCAATGGCGCTTTAACTAATTCATCTGTAACTGTAGGGTCTACAGCTATATCATTAGGTGGTACAGCAACGACTATTGCGGGTTTAACTAGCGTAACTTCGACTACTTTTGTGGGTGCTTTGACAGGTAATGCAAGCACAGCAACAAGCGCTACAACAGCTACAAATGCTACAAATTCAGCAATTACTGACAATACAAGCTCATCAGCGACTTGGTATCCAACGCTATCAGCTAACTCTAGCGGTAATAACCCTTTAACGACAAGTTCTACAAAATTAAGCTTTGTTCCATCTACAGGCACTTTAATTGCACCTAATTTCTCAGGTTTAGCATCAAGCGCTACAAATATTGCAGGTGGAGCATCTAATCAAATTGCTTACCAAACATCAACAGGAACTACAGGATTTATTACTGCGCCAACAACAGCATCTACATTTTTAGAATGGAATGGTTCTGCATTTGTATGGGCATCTGCTGGCGGTGGTGGCATGGTTTATCCAGGCGCAGGAATTCCAAACTCAACAGGTTCTGCATGGGGAACTAGCTATTCAACAACAGGTACAGGAACAGTCGTTGCTTTGGCAACAAGCCCAAGTTTTACAACTCCATCTTTAGGTGTTGCTACTGCTACATCTTTAAGTATTGGAACGCTTACATATACACCTGCAAACGCTTTAATTTCTTCACAAAGCTCAGTTTCTACTTATAACCAAATTATTTTACAAAACAGCAATACAGGAACAACAGCTTCTGCCGACTTTATTGTAAATAATTCAAATTCTACCGATAGCACATATTATGGTGACTTTGGTATGAACAGTAGTGGGTTTACTGGTTCAGGTGCATTTAATCAAGCAAACAATGTTTATTTAACATCAACAACTGCTGATTTAGCGATTGGAACAACAACATCTAATTCTATTCATTTTGTAATTAATGGTAGCGCTACAGATGCCATGACTATTAATACAAGTGGAGCGGTAGCGTTTAATGGTTCTTATGGCACATCAGGACAAGTTTTAGCTTCTGCTGGCTCAAGTTCTCCTAATACATGGTTATCTTTGCCAACATTCCCAAGCGGAACTATTGTAGGCACATCTGATACACAAACGCTTACAAATAAGCGAGTAACTCCAAGAGTATTGGCTTTATCTGCCAACTCAGCAACACCAGCTATTAATACAGATTCTTATGATTTTGTAGATATTACAAATCAATCGACTGCAATTACATCATTTACAAGCGGATTAAGCGGAACTCCTACAGATGGTCAAAAGCTATGGATTGCTATTACAGGCACTACAGCTATTGCTTTAACATGGGGAACATCATTTGAATCATCTACTGCAACATTACCAACAACAACTGTATCAACGACTCGTTTAGATGTGGGTTTTGTATGGAATACTGCAACAACTAAATGGCGTTGCGTAGCTGTAGCTTAAGGATAAACATGAAAATTGATTTTCAATTTAATACTGATTACGGTGTGTTTAGTGATTCATTAGACTTACCTGACGACCAAACTTTTGCAGATTCAGATATTGAAGCTATGAAACAACAAAGATTAAGCGATTGGCTTGCATTAGTAACTCCGCCTGATTCTCAATCAGATTCAATATCATCAGACTCAGTATCGGTTGAATAATGGCTCAAAAATGGTCATTTATAGCTGCTGGCACACCCAATAATGCCACAAATCCTGTTGTTCCTGTACCTGCTGGGTATCAGGCTGGTGACTTATTAGTTATAGTTTTTGTAGGAAATAGTAGCACTACAACAATAGCTACCCCTACAGGGTGGACAAGAGTTTCAGGAACAGGCTCTCAAAAAGGTACAGCGATTCTTTATAAAGTAGCAAGTTCGTCTGAGTCAAGTGTCACTATAACTTCAACAAACGGCACTACTTCAGATGTTGGGGTAATGCTTTGTTATCGTGGTATTAATGTTTTTGATGTTGTTGGAACTTTTGCAGGTGGCTCAGGAACAAGTGCTACAACAAACTCAGCTACAACTACAGGCTCTGATGATTTAGTTTTAAGCATTTTTGGCACAGGAACTACTACAGGCACAACAACTGCACCTTCAGGAATAACAAATAGAGTTTTATATAATGCTGTTGCTGCTACGCATAGCGGTATTTGTGTTTCCGATGAAGACCAAGCAACTGCTGGAGCAACTACAACTAGAACGGCAACTTTTTCATTAACTGGATTTTGGGATGCTGTAACAGTAGCATTTAAAAATACAACTTATTATTGGGTTGGTGGTTCTGGAACTTGGGATACTTCAACAGCAACTAATTGGTCTTTAACATCAGGCGGTACAGGTGGCGCAGGTGTTCCGACATCAGGCGATAACGTCATTATTGATACTAGCTCAGGCACAGGCACAATTACTTGCACAGCAGGGGTTTGTCAAGATTTAACAGTTACAGCAACTCAAGCCATTATTCTTGGTGCAGCATCATCTACTTTATCTGTATATGGTAATTTAACCCTGCCTAGCGGTGGTTCATTTAGTGCAAGCACCAATTCAAACACTATTACTTTTGCATCTACAGCAACAGGCAAGACAATCACCACCAATGGTAAGTCTTTATATAATTTAATTTTTAACGGTGTAGGCGGTGGCTGGACATTAGGAAGTGCCCTAACAATTATAGGAACTACTTTTACTTTAACAAATGGCACATTAGACACATCTTCTACAAGCAATTACAGCATAACCTGTAGCACTAATGGCGTGACTATATCTTTAGGTGTTGGCACAAAAACCCTTAACTTAAATGCTTCTACTGTGACTTTTAGTGGTGGAACAAGTGGTGGGCCATCATTTACAACCAATAGCACAAATTTTACTTTTAATGCAGGTACTTCTACCATTACTTG